GTGGCTGCGCGACCAAGGGTTCGAGATATCCCGCAGCGCGATCCACCGCTTCGGCAAGGACTTCCAGGCCAAGTGCGAGGCGATCAAGATCGCCACGGAGCAGGCCAAGGCCATCGTGGGCGTGGTCGGAGACGACGAGGGCAACATGAACGAGGCCCTGATCCGCCTGATCCAGCAGCTGTCCTTCGACGTCCTGGTGAAGAACCAGGATGAGGACATCGTTGATATCCTGCCCAAGATGGGCGTGATGATCGCCAAGCTCTCCAAGGCCAGCGTGGACCAGAAGAAGTGGGCGACCGAGATGCGGAAAAAGACGACGGCAGCTGCCGACGAGGTGGTCAAGGTGGCCAAGCAGGGTGGCCTGTCGAACGAAAAGGCCGAGCTGATCAAGCGCAAAATATTGGGGATCGTATGATCGAGACGGGCGCCATAAGTGATTTTGACCAGGCGCGGTGTGCCACGGGCGTCCTGCTGTCCTACCAGGTCCGCTGGGTTGCGGATCAGGCCCAGGTCAAGTTCATCGAAAAGTCCCGGCGCGTCGGGATCTCCTGGGCTGAGGCGGCGGACGATACGCTCTACGCCTCCGAGAAGGGCGACGGCGAGAAACGGAACGTCTGGTATATCGGCTACACCAAGGACATGGCCCTGGAGTTCATCGGCGACTGCGCTAACTGGGCGCGGGCGTACAACCTCGCCGCGTCCGCGATGGAGGAATGCGAGGAGCTCGATGAGGAAGAGATCGGCGGCGTGGTCGTAGAGAAGAAGATCCTCGGCTACCGGATAACCTTGGAATCGGGCTGGAGGATCACGGCCCTCTCCAGCCGCCCCACAAACCTCCGCGGAAAGCAGGGGCGCGTGGTCATCGACGAGGCTGCGTTCCATGACGATCTGGCCGGGCTCCTGAAGGCGGCGATGGCGCTCCTGATGTGGGGGGGGCAGGTTCGGGTCATATCTACACATTTTGGAGACACGAACGAATTCAACAGCGTCATTCAGGACATCCGGGCAAAGAAAAAGCCCTACAGCCTCCACCGGGTGGATTTTGACGACGCCCTGCAGGACGGTCTCTACCGGCGGATCTGCGAGGTGCTTGGGCGCGAATGGTCACCCGAGGCCGAGGCGGCCTGGCGACAGGGCATGATAGATTCCTACGGTGAGGACGCCGACGAGGAACTCTTCTGCGTGCCCAGTCAGGGCAGCGGCACATTCATGACCCGAGCGCTGATCGAGACGTGCCTGTCCGCCGAGATCCCGGTGATCCGGTATGAACAGCCCGCCACGTTCGCGGAATTGCACGATCATATCCGCTTCGCCGAGGTGCAGGACTGGTGCGATACGGTCCTCAAGCCGCTGCTGGCCGCCCTGGATCCGGAACAAAACTCCGTCGTCGGCGAGGACTTCGGCCGGACTGGCGACCTTTCCGTCTTCATCCCGCTCATCGAGCAGCAGAACGCCAACTGGCGCGCACCGTTCCATGTGGAGCTGCGGAACATCCCGTTTCAGCAGCAGGAGCAGATCTTTAACTACATCTGCGACCGCCTGAACCGGTTCCGTTTCGGCGCCCTCGATGCCCGCGGAAACGGCCAGTATCTGGCCGAACGCGCCATGCAGCGATACGGCTCAGGCCGTATCGCCCAGGTCATGCTGACGGAGCAGTGGTATCGGGAGCACATGTACCAGTACCGGGCGGCGTTCGAGGATAAGACCATCCTACTGGCCAGGGACGCCGACACCATCGAGGACCACCGGGCCTTCAAGGTCGTCCGGGGAATCGCCAAGTTGCCGGAAGTCCGGACCAAGGGCAAGGACAACAAAAAGCGCCACGGCGACGCGGGAGTCGCCGGCGCGATGGCCTGGTTCGCCGTCCACCAGGAATGGGGCGGCGGCCCGATCGAATACCAGACCGTCGCGCGCCGGAGATTCGCGCAGCCCGCGGACAGTCTGCCGCCGGGCGCATACCGGCGCAGAGGAGCCTATTGAAGGGCTGGAAGAAGGGCTGAGGGCTGAGACGATTAAAGGGCTGAGGGCTGAGACCTGAGGGATAGGGAAGGGATCATGACCATACTGTATGACGCATTCGGCAGGGAGATCCAGACGGCTAAGCGGCCCGAGCCGCGGCAGATCGCCGTCACGACGATCCGGGACCGGTGGAGCAACTATCCGTCTTCGGGCCTGACCCCGTCCTCGCTGGCAGCCATCTTTCTGGAGGCCGACAACGGAGACGTGGCCCGCCAGGCGGAGCTGTTCGAGGAGATGGAGGAGAAGGACACCCATCTGTTTTCCGAGCTTCAGACCCGCAAGAACGCCGTGCTCGGCCTGGACTACGACATCGCGCCCTGGTCGGAATCCGCGGAGGACAAGCGGATCCGCGACTTCTGCGCCGACTGCCTGTTCGGCCTGGCTACATTCGAAGAGCGCCTGCTGGACCTGCTGGACGCCATCGGCAAGGGGTACTCGCTGTGCGAGATCCTGTGGGGCACAGACTCCGGCCGCGCGGTGATCGACCGGCTGGAGTGGATCCACGCCAAGAAGGCCGTGTTCTACGAGCGCGGCGCGTCGGACATGTGGGCAGAAAGCTGCGAGGTTCCCCGGGTTCTGACCGAGTCGGACCCGGTCAACGGCGAGATCATGCCGCCGTTCAAGCTGGTGTACCACCGGTACAAGGCCCGGTCCGGGTACGACACGCGGGCCGGCCTGCTGCGGGTCTGCGCATGGATGTACCTGTTTAAAAATTATGCGCTCAAGGACTGGGTCGCATTCGCCGAGGTGTTCGGGATGCCCCTGCGCCTGGGCCGGTACGATGCGTCGGCCAGCCCGGCCGACAAGGACGCCCTGGTCGCCGCCATACAGTCCCTGGGGTCCGACGCCGCCGGCATCGTGTCCAAGAGCACGGAGATCGAGTTTATCGAGTCGGTCAAGAACGCCGGCACGAACAATATCTATGAAGCCCTGGCCGGATTTTGCGACAAGCAGATGTCCAAGGCCATTCTGGGCCAGACGGCCACGACCGAGGGCACGCCGGGCAAGCTGGGCAACGAGGACGCGCAGGACAGGGTCCGGCACGACCTGATCCGGTCGGACGCCGAGGCCCTGAGCAATACGGTCCGGTTCCAGCTGCTGCGGCCCCTGGTGGGATACAATTTCGGGTGGGACAAGCCCCTGCCCTGGTTCACCCTGAAGCACGAGCCGCCCGAGGACCTGGAGAGGGCTTCCGCCGTGTACGCCAACCTCAGCCAGATCGGATTCTACCCGTCGGCCGAGCACGTATCCGAGCGGTTCAAGATCCCGCTGCCGGCCAAGGGGGAAACGGTGTTGCAGCCCAGGGGCGGCTATCCGGCCGTGATGAACAAGACCCGCGTGCTGGCGGCGAAAGACCCATCTTCCCCGGCGGCAAGCCCCGATTCGGCCGATATGATCGCGGAGCGCCTGGGCGCAGAGAGCATGGAGATTACGGACGAGGCTTTCATGGCGCCGATCCGGCGCCTGGTCGAGACGGCCGGCAGCCTGGAGGAGATCCGGGACGGCATTCTGAGCATCTACGGCGATCTTCGCCCGGCTGAGCTGGGAGAGCTGATCGCACGCGGCATGATGATTGCCGAGGCCGCGGGCCGGTACGAGGCCGCAAACGAGAGGCCGAAATGACCCCTGAACTGGCGGCCGTATTCAAGCTCCCGTTTGTCGAGCAGCTCGCGTTTTTCCGCGGCAAGCTCAACATCCCCACGCGGCGCTGGGACGATCTGTGGAAGGATCAGCACGCCAAGGGGTTCATGGTGGCCGGAGCGACCAAGGCCGATATCCTGGCGGACTTCCGGACCGCGGTGGACAAGGCCATCAGCCAGGGGACCACGCTGGAGGAGTTCCGGGCCGACTTCGACGCCATCGTGCACAAGCACGGCTGGAGCTACAACGGCGGCCGGAACTGGCGCAGCGAGGTGATCTACAGCACCAACATCCGGACCTCCTACGCCGCCGGGCGATGGGCGCAGCTCACCGACCCGGAGCAGATGGAGGTGCTGCCGTACCTGAGATACAACCACGGCGACAGCCGGGTGCCCAGGCCCGATCATCTGGCCTGGGACGGGGTGACCCTTCCGGCGGACGATCCCTGGTGGAAGACGCACTACACGCCCAACGGCTGGGGCTGCAAGTGCTACGTGACCGGCGCGACGCGGTCGGAAGCCGAGGCCGCCCGAAAGGCCGGCAAGGGGTCCGCGCCCGAATCGCCCATCGACCCGAAAACCGGGGAACCCAGGGGCATCGACAAGGGCTGGGGCTACAACGTCGGAGAAGCGGCGCAGCAGCACAGCCACGACGTACTGACCTCCGTGCTGGAACGGCTGCCGAAGGACATCGCCGCGGCATTGGCCGCGGAAATCGAGGCGTGGAATGCCTGACATCACCATCAAAATTGACGGCGCAGACGCCATCCGAAACCGACTGAGAGAGATCGCCTCACGGGCCGGCAACCTGTCGCCCGTCATGAAGGCCATCGGCGACCGGGTGGCCGCCCAGACGCGGGAGCGGTTCAAGTCGGGCGGCCCCGCGCCGGACGGAACGCCCTGGAAGCCGCCGGCAACGCCCAACCCGAAGCGGGTCCGGACACTGACCGTATCCGGCCATCTGGCGGGCAGCATCCGGTATCAACTCATGAACAAGAATTCCGTGCGGATCGGCACGAACCGGGTGTACGCGGCCATCCATCAGCTCGGCGGAAAGACCGCGCCGCGCGTGATCCGGCCGGTGCGCAAGCGGGCGCTCAAGACGCCCTTCGGTTTGTTTGCAAAAATCAACCATCCGGGATCGAATATTCCGGCGCGGCCCTACCTGGGCCTGAGCCAGGCGAACAGCGACGCGATCCTGGGGATGATTAACGAGTACCTAAGCAGGGCTGAGGGCATGAAGAAGGGCTGAGGGCTGAAACCTGAGGGATGAAGAAGGAAGGTAAGATGACAAGATTTGACGTTGTTTTAAAGGAAATGACCGGCGCGCCCGCCGAATTTTGCGTGCTGCCCGCGGGCCGCATCGATATGAAGGACTATGGCTCTGCCGAGCTGGACGAGGCCGGCGCCGCGTGCATCATCGCCGAGTACGATCGGCGCGGGCTGGACATGGTCATCGACTACGAGCACCAGACCCTGAAAGACACCCAGGCCCCCGCGGCCGGGTGGATCAAGAGCCTGGTCTGGAAGGGCGCCGAGGGGCTGTGGGCCGTGGTGGACTGGACCGTCCAGGCCGCCGCATACCTGGCCAACCGGGAGTACCGGTACTTCTCGCCCGTGGTGTCCATCCATGAAAAAACGGGGCGGATCATCGGCCTGCTCAACGTGGCCCTGACCAACATGCCCCGCATCGACAACCTCAAGCCGCTGGTGGCTAAATATCAAGGGGCCGCTGAGCCCCGACACGAAAAGGAGAGAAACATGATCGAGAAGCTGAGAAAGCTGCTGGGCCTGGCGGACGACGCCGGGGAAGACCAGGTGATGACGGCCGTGACCGAGATCGCGGCCAAGGCAAAAACCGGAAACATCGTGGCATGCAGGGAGGTCCTGGAGGCCCTGGGCGCGAAGGAGGGCGCGGGCAGGGACGAGGTGATCGCCCTGGTCGCATCCATCAAGGCGCCGCAAGACGCGGCCGTTCAGCTCAGCCGGGAGGTGGTGGCTCTGAAGCAGAAGATCGCGTCGATGGAGCAGGAGGACCTGGTCGCCGTGGCCCTCAAGGACGGCAAGACCTCCCCTGAGGAGCTGGACAAGTGGGGCCGGGAACTGGCGCTGAAAAGCCCGGATCAGTTCAGGATCATCGTTTTGTCCCGCCCGGCGGGCAGCGTGATTCCCGTGGACGGCATCCGGATCTCGGCAAAGGCCCCGGCGTGCGACGCAGAGCAGGAACGCGTCGCGGCCCTGTTCGGCAACACGGCGGAAGACATCGCCAAGTACGGCAAAAAGTAAGGGCGGAAGACCGACCGTTCGCCCCAACAAAGGAGGATAAAATATGACGGCATTATCGGCAGACAAAAACATCCAGCGCNCCGAAGGGGTGACGCATCCATTCCCGGTGGACGACGGGGACAAGATCTACGCCGGCGCCCTGGTCTGCGTCAACGCGGACGGGTACCTGGTTCCCGGCGGCGACACGGCGGGCCTGATCTTTGTCGGCGTGTCCGAGGAGCAAAAAGACAACACCAGCGGCGATGACGGAGACCTGACGTGCAGCGTGCGGCGCCGGGGATTGTTCCGCTGCGCCATCGCCGCGGCCACCCAGGCCAACGTGGGAGACAACGTGTTCCTGGTCGATGACCAGACCGTGGGCCTGGCCGCCACCACCACGAACGACATCTTCTGCGGCATCATCGCCGCCTTCATCGACACCACCCACGTATGGGTGGACATCGAGCCGGCCATACGCCAGGCGGACGTGGCGACCCACATCGCCGACGCGAGCGGGGCGCACAGCGCCAGCGCCATCTCCATTCTGGACGAGGGGACGCACACCGAAACGGGGGACGTCGAGGCGGCGCTGCAGGAAATCTACGCGAGCCTGCTGACCGCCAAGGGCGTCATCCAGATCCCCATGCCGGTCATCACCGACGCCGGCGTGGCCCTGGCCGCGTTCACCAGCGCAGACGCCGCGACGATGGGCTACTGCGTCACGGCCAAGGGCCTGGGCATCCGGTGGAACAACCACGCCACCCCCGGCGCGGTCGGCACGAAGGTGATCATGCCGCCCGACGCGGATGTGACCGCGAACGCGGTGCTGCACATCCTCGCGGCCAAAACCGGCGCCACGGCCGGAGACGCCACAAAGTTTACCGTTGGCGCATACAACAACGACGTGGGCGCAGCCTACGACGCGGACGACACCTTCGGCGGGGACACCAGCGCCATGACCGGCGACGCCACGGCCAAGACCGTGCAGGAGGTGACCCTGACCCTGGCGCTTGCCAACCTCACGGCGTACCCGGCGGCGGTCGAGCTGACCATCAAACCCAAGGACGGCACGCTGGGCGTGGACGACGTGATCATGCTGGCCGCCTGGATCGAGTACAAGAAAAAACTGCTGACGGCGTAACGTGAGTCGGCTCAAGGCTGAAGCCCGAACCCTCAGGTTTCAGGTCTCAGCCCTCAGCCCTCTTCTTCAGCCCTCAGCCATCCAATGAAAGGATACGAAATATGCTGGTTAACAAGTCCAATCTCGAACTGGTCTTCATCAATCTCAAGACCACGTTCAACAAGGCTTTCGATGCGGCGCCCAGCCTATGGCAGAAGACCACCATGCTGGTGCCCTCCGGATCCAGCCAGAGCGACTACGGCTGGCTCTCCCGGTTCCCGCGGATGCGCAAATGGATCGGAGACAAGGTGATCAAGGCCCTGGAGGCCTTCAAGTACACCGTGGTCAATGACGACTGGGAGGCCACCGTGGAGGTGGACCGCAACGACATCGAGGACGACAACCTCGGCATCTATTCGCCGATGGCCCAGGAGGCCGGGTACAGCTCCAAGCAGCTGCCCGACGAGATCGACGCGGACCTGAAAAACAACGCCTTCGCCAACCTCTGCTACGACGGCCAGTACTTCTACGACACGGACCATCCCGTCGGGGAGGCCCGCACCTCGACCTCCAACAAGGGCACGGCCGTGCTTTCGGCGGCCACGACCGCGGCGGCTGCGGCCAGC